GTGTGACTTTGCTTTTACTTTTGATTTTTCTGACGATCCCCGTCATTACAGATTACCTCTCTGGGTTCTACAAATTGACTGGTTTGATAAAGGCGGTTATGGAAATCCTGAATTCATACTGAGACCTGAACTAATAGAGCAAAATGAATTTATTTCTTCAGAAAAAAATAAATTTTGTGCAATGATTTTCAATAATCCTACAAAGGAAAGAGTGGAAACGTATAATTTGTTTTCTACTTACAAAAAAGTAGACGGATTTGGTCATCCTTTTGGTAATTGGAATAACGGAGAAATAAAAAAATATAATAATCTTAAAAATTATAAATTTTCTGTTTGTTATGAAAATCGTTTATATCCTGGGTATTACACAGAAAAACTCTTTCATGCTAAAACAGCTGGGAATATACCTATATACTATTGTGATGACAAAGTGTCCAACGATTTTAACGAGAAGTGTTTTATTAATCTAAATAATTATGATTCCTTAGAATCTCTTTTTGAACATATCAAAGAAGTGGACCAAGATGATGATTTGTATAACTCATATCTTAGAGAGCCTCTATTTAAAGATAACTTGATAAAAAAAGAGTTCTTGCCAAAATCTATTTTACAATTTATAACCGATACTATACTAAAATGATAAACACTGATAAGACATATTTAGTCCACTATACTAAACTGGAAGATAGAAAAAAACGAGTTGACCAACAATTTGAACATTTTGGTATAGATTTCGAATGTATCTCTCAATTTGATCAAGAAGATTTAACTGACGAATTACTTCGAAAGCACTATGATTCATCTGAAGAGTCTTATAATTCTAAAATACACCCAACTTATGGTAATGGATCAACACCTCACCGCATACTAAGCAGGGGGGAAATCTCTTGTGTTTTTAAACATAAAGTCGCAATTCAGAAAATAGCTAAAGAGTGTGATAATTATGGTGTAGTCTTTGAGGATGATGCTGTTTTTGTGGAGGATTTTGTAGAAAAATTTAATCAATTCTTAGATTCAACACCAGACGATTGGGATGCTATATTTATAGGAAGTTGTGCTGGTTTAAGAATAGCTCCTCAATTTCTTAAAGAAAATGTTTATGCTTACAAAGTCAATCACCCAGCGTCGAAAGGTACAGATTCTTACTTGCTAAAAAGAGATTTGGCAGAAAAAATCTCTGGTACGATGGATAAATTTGTTACTGCTGCAGATTGGGAATTAAGTTATCAATTAAAATTACATAATGCTAATGTTTATTGGTGGGAGCCTCCGTTGGTTGCTCAAGGTTCAGAAATAGGTCTTTATAAATCAGAATTAAGATAACTTACACTAATATGAAAATATATAATGAACCTAACGCATATGATGCCATCCAACGCGATATTGAAAATAATTTTCACACAATTATAGGCAAGAACTGCGAAGATATCAAAAACATTTGTATTGTGGGAGCGCACCACGGTTATGAGATAGTATCTCTACTCAATAATTATAAGAACGCAATTATTTACGCATTTGAAGCCCATCCCTCTCACTACAGTGTATTGTCTTCTAGGTATAACAATGTTGGCAGAGTAAAATTGTATAATAAAGCTATTAGTAGTTATGATGGTTGGACTGACTTTTATGAAAATGATGTCACTGGAACTGGGTCTATATTGGAGTGTAACGAGTTTAAAGTTATCGATAAATTAAAGTTACCATGCTCTACGTTAAATACAGAATTGGGAAATATTCAATTTGATCTTCTTTGGGTGGATGTCCAAGGCGCAGAATTAGAAGTCTTAAAGGGTGTAGATGTTAACAGTTGCGAGTCAATGTTTTTGGAAATTAATGCTTATGATTTTGTCGAGTCTTGGGACCAAGAACCTTATAGAGGGCAGTGTTACAAAAAAGACTTAGAGGAGTTTTTACGTAATTCTCATAAATTACATTCTATAGGGTTAGATAACATTACTCATAATTATCAAGGCAATTCTTTTTGGGTAAAAAAATAACTTAAGGACCATGCGAAATAACAAAAAAATTCTTATTACTGGAGTAACTGGTCAAGATGGGAGCTTTATGGCTGATTACCTCTTGAAAAATACAGAACACGCTATTATTGCTGGAGTTCGTAGATTAAGCGTCAAAAACCATGAGAACATTACTCATATATTAGGTAATTCCCGCTTCAAGCTCATTGATTTAGATGTCGCTGATCAAGCTAATACAGAGCTTGTCATTTCAGAAGAGAAGCCTGATTATTTTATTAATTTTGCTGCCAATTCTTTTGTGGGGGTGAGTTGGAAGATGCCAGTTAACCACATGGAGACTAATGCAATGGCTGTTCTGTATCAACTTGAGGCTATTCGTAAACATTGTCCAAACTGTAGATATTACAATGCTGGCTCTTCAGAGGAGTTTGGGGATGTTTTGTATTCTCCTCAATCAGAACTTCATCCTATCCGCCCAAGAAGCCCTTATGGTGTTTCTAAGGCTAGCGCTAGGCATATGGTTAAAGTTTGGAGGGACTCTTATGATCTTTACGCTATCCAAGGTTGGCTATTCAATCACGAAGGGACTCGCCGTGGAGTAGAGTTTGTCACTCGTAAAATAACCAAAAACGTAGCCAGAATTAAGAATGAATATCATATGGATAACTTTAAGCCTCTTGAATTGGGTAATGTAGACTCTAAAAGAGATTGGAGTGATGCGGAAGATTTTGTTGACGGTGTTTGGTTAATGCTGAATCAAGAAGAGCCTAGAGAGTATGTTCTTTCTTCTAATGAAACCCACACTATTAGAGAGTTTGTTGAAGAGGCTTTTAATTTTGCAGGTTTTGCCGTAGAGAAGTGTAAGTGGGTTGGGAAGGGTGTCGAAGAGGAATACGTTCATGAGGGTAAAACCTTAGTGAATATCAATCCAGATTTCTATAGACCAGCAGAAGTGGAAGTTCTTTGGGGTGATTCTTCGGAGGCGAGGAGGAATTTGGGATGGAAGCCTAAAAGTCGTTTTTTAGATTTGGTTAAAAAAATGGTTGACCATGATTTAGCGCATAGCTAGGCTGTGGCGTGAGCAAACCCAAACCTCTTAACAAGAGGGAGATAATCTTCCGATTAATAGAAGTTCCTGATAAGGGGAGAAGGGTCTTTTTTGCGAGGGAGATGAAGATGCTTAACGACTTATGCAGTCGTTACTCTCAGGAATTTATGTCTATTGTTTCCTTCGACAAAAAGTTTGATTCTTTAGCTTACTTAGTCAGCGATAAACTAAAAGGGACTCTAGACGAAAAGTTTAGGGCTTTTAATTTTAGAGTTGACTTATCGAAGTATAAGACCTATGATATAGGTGATAAAGTGGGACCAGATGGAGAAGTGTCCCGCACTAAGCGAACCATAAAAGATTTTTTAAATGAGTGATAGCATAAACCCAGCAGGAATCCTTAACAACTTTCTTAAGGCGAACAAGAGTGATCATTACAACTTCGAAGAGACTATAGATTATAAAGTATCTAGCGGCTCCCTGCAATTTGACATGCATCTGGGAGGAGGCTTCGGTCCTGGATTACATCGCTTCACAGGAATTAACGAGGGAGGTAAAACATCAGAATCTTTAGAGCTTATGAAAAACTTCTTGAAGACGATACCTAAAGCTAGGGGCGTTTACATTAAAGCAGAAGGTAGGTTGAGTCCAGAGATGCAAAAGAGAAGCGGTGTTAAATTCGTTGATCAGGACGAATGGAAAGAGGGAACTTGTTTCGTGTATGAGAGTAATATTTATGAATCAGCGATGAGTCTAATTAAGGAGCTTATTACAAATAACGAGGACAAGAATCTCTATTGTTTTATTGTTGATTCTATCGATGGCTTGATCAGGAGAGATGACAACAGTAAGAGTTTTGAAGACGCTACTAAAGTTGCAGGAGGTGCATTGATTGCGTCTGATTTTTGCAAGAAGACAAGTGTCGCTTTAGGCAAGAGGGGACATATGGCCATCTTTATTAGTCAGGTTAGAGCAGATATCAAAATTGACCCATACTCTAAAAGCCCAATTAGACAAACTACCGCTACGGGGGGGAATGCTCTACTACACTTTGCTAACAATATCCTAGAGTTTGAGCCTAGATTTAAAGGAGATCTTATTTTGCAGAACCCTTCTATCAAGACTCCAGATGTCAAGAAGAACCCAATAATTGGTCATTTTGCTAAAGTAACAATCAAAAAATCTGCCAACGAAAAGACTAATACGACAATACCTTACCCAATTCGGTATGGTCGCACAGGAGGCACATCGATTTGGGTGGAGAAAGAAATTATAGATATGCTCTACGGATGGGAGTTTATCACTAAATCTGGCGCTTGGTTAAAAGCTACAGACGATTTCATGGAGCTTCTAACTTCTAAAGGCTTTACTTTCCCAGAGAAGATCCAAGGCGAAGCTAAGCTTTTTAAGCATATTGAGGATGATAAAGATCTTTGTGCATTTTTAATTGAGTATTTTAGAGAACAGGTTGCATCGGTTGAGGCATGAAGTTCTTTGATGTAAATGGTAAAGAACGCAATCTGAAAAACGCGAAGAAGTATTTAATCGATTGGGAAAAGCCTAGCCGTAGCAAATTTCAAACCACTGTAAAACAATTCCTTTACGACTATTGGAAGAACGATATAGTCTTCGAAGAGTTCAGGGTTGTTGGTAGTAGATTGTCTTTAGATTTTTATAACGCTAATAAAAAAATAGCTGTAGAAGTTCAAGGCGCACAACATACAAAGTTTGTTAAATTCTTCCACAAGAATCGCTTCAAGTATGCAGAGCAGTTAAAGAGAGACATGCAGAAGTTCGATTTTTGCAAAGCTAATGAAATCAAACTAGCTGAGATCTACCCTCAAGACGAGATACAAGCTTCAGTATTTAACGACCAAGATATCTATTTATGAATTTACCCGATGGCAGCGAAAATCCAGAGTTTTGTATCCCCATCGAAATGGTGGAAAAAATTTATGAACTCTCTGGTGGTGCTGACAAATATAAAGGAGTAATTATGGCTGTTTCCTCTGAGAATGGAAAACCTCTAGTTTATTGTAAATTTGATTGCAGCATGACAGAATTTGCTTTAACAAAAGCTCTAGAAAACCACTTGGATCATCCCCCCAAAGAATTAAGCGAAGAAGAACTGTGATATGATATATAATTTCGAATTAGAAAAGCAACTGTTAGCAGGGTTGCTTAAAGAGCCAGAAAGTTTAGCTGAGATATCTAACTTTATCAGTATCTCAGATTTTTATTCTAAGCAGAGTTCTCTTCATTCTGCTGTATTTCGGATTATCCAACAAGCTATTGATGCTGGAGACGAGATAGATGAGATTATTGTAGCTCAAAGAGTTAATGACTTAGGATTATCTTTTGAAGATAATCTCAAACCTTCTGATTACATCAAGTCTTTGTCTCTCAGGAAAGTCCCAGAGGGAAACATCTTAAAAACAGCAAAAGAATTAAAGAAATACTCTATACGCAGAGAGATACTTGAGTCTTCCCAAGAGATAGCTAAGAAGATGAAGAACATCTCACCAGAATCCTCTTACAGAGAGATTATAGAGCTGGCTGACAACGTATACAATTCTCGCATTAACCTTTATGAGATCGGTAATGATACGCCAGAAAACATATATGAAGAGATGGAGGCTCTTGTAGAGGAAAGAGGTAACAACCCAGTCACAGAATTCGGCATGATGGGGCCGCATGAGAAGATTAATGATATTTATGGCTCTCTACTGAGAGCTGGTAATATAACTGTTATTGTAGCGAGGTCTGGTGTGGGTAAAACACAGTTCTGTATGGATTATTCTACTAAAGTTAGTTTGAAGTATGATGTCCCAGTACTTCACTTTGATAACGGAGAGATGAGTAAAGAAGAATTGATTATGCGACAATGCGCTTCTTTATCAGGAGTACCCATGCATCTACTAGAGAGTGGTAAATGGAGAAAGGCTGGGCAAGATATAGTGGATAAGGTTAGGTCTGTATGGCCAAAAATAAGCAAACTAAAATTTTATTACTACAATGTGGGCGGCATGGATGTAGATTCTATGGTAAACACCTTAAAAAGATTTTACTACGCGAAAGTGGGAAGAGGTAATCAAATGGTCTTTTCTTTTGATTATATTAAAACGACCTCAGAGAGTAACGGTAACAAATCAGAGTGGCAAGTTGTCGGGGAAATGGTCGATAAGTTTAAAAAGTGTGTGCAGAAAGAAATTCTACACGATGGTAATCCTATGATCCCTATGATAACATCTGTGCAATCTAATAGATACGGGATCACTAATAACAGAAACTCTCAGAATGTAGTTGATGATGAGTCTATCGTTTCTTTATCGGACCGTATTACTCAGTTCTGTTCTCATATGTTTATTCTTAGAAGTAAGACAGGTGATGAGGTGGAGAGTGAAGGAGAGAGGTTTGGTACTCACAAGCTTATAAATGTAAAAGCTAGACATTTAGGTAGTGATATAGCTGGGGCTGTAGAACCAGTAAGTATTGGAGATACTCTGAGAAAAAATGCTATTAATTTAAATTTTAATAATTTTAATATCACAGAGAGAGGCGATTTAAGAGATATCGCTAGAGTATTAAACGGAGAAGAAGAATTAGACACAAATGGACATCAAGAAGAAATCCCAGACTTCGATCAATTCTGAAGACTTCCAAGGAATCTTGGAGTCAGTAGGTTACACTTTAATTGATTGTGGTGACCATTGGAGAACTCAAGCTTTATATAGAGATGGCGATAACAAAACTGCACTTAAGATTTATAAGAATACTGGTGTTTGGATGGATTTTGTCCAAAACAGGGGGAGTAAACCTTTTGAGGCTCTTATAGAACTCACGACTAAAGACAAAAAAGAAACAGAAGCTATTCTAGCCAACTCATATACAGATGAGGTTTCGACATATCAACCTAATGAAAAGATCCAGATGGAAAGAATATATCCAGACTCGTCCTTAGACAAGCTATTCCCAAATTATCACTTTTATCAGGGAAAGAATATCTCAGAAGAAACCCAAAAAGCTTTTCAAGTAGGATTGGCTGGGGTTGGTAAAATGTATAGGCGTATGGTATTTCCCGTTTATAACGAACATAGTCAAATTATAGGATTCTCTGGTAGACATGTGGATTCGAATAATGAAAAGTGGAAGCATCTTCCGAAATGGAAACATGTAGGGAAGAGAAACAACTGGGTTTATCCAGCTTTTAACACTGCAACAGGGGTTGATGCAGAGATAGAGTTGAAAAAAGAAGTAATATTAGTAGAAAGTATAGGTGATGCGCTGGGTCTTTATGAACAAGGGATTAAAAACGTTTTGGTCATTTTTGGCTTGTCCGTTAATAGTAATATTATCAATTATCTTAGCGGTAGGGCTGTTGTCAATATATGCATTGCTACAAATAACGACTCTGGTAGCAGTGAAAATAGAGGGCTTATTGCAGCGGTAAAAAGTTATTTAAAATTGTCTAGTTATTTTGACTTGGGTAGTTTAAGTGTAAAATTCCCACCTAAGCCGTATAATGATTTTGGTGATGCACATTTGAATGATTGTGACATTAAGAAAGATTGGTTGAACAAACCAGTGGATCAAGATGCTCAATTAAACTATGTTTGTAATTTTGTAAAAAATAACCCATCTAGGTTCACTAAAAAAGAATTTAAAACAGCCTCGTTGCTAAGTAATGACTGAACCTCAAACTCCCTTATCTGCGAGCCGAATTAAAACTGCTCAATCCTGCTCTTGGCTTTATTGGTGTAAGTATAAATTAGGTCTTCCAGAAAAGAGTAATGATGGTGCGAGGAGAGGTTCTATATGTCACTTAGTCTTTGAAGTTCTTGGCGTCCCCAAGAGAAAGAAGTATTTTGATAAGATAATTAAGACTCAAGATGTTTTTTCAGTCCCGTCCATCAAACGTTTAATTTTTAAACACGCTGAGAAAGAGGGGGTAGATGACACTGAGAACATAGAGATGATGAAGGAGATGATCTTCAATGGCCTCTCTTATGATTTCTTTGGAGGTGATCTTTCTGAACCAACTGAAGAGTATTCAGAGAAAGATTTTGATATTGTTAAGAACGACGGTGAGATCAGTTACAAAATTAGAGGTTTTATAGATAAGCTCTTTCTTTATAAGGACCAAAAGTTTGCCCTGATTAGGGATTTTAAGACTAGTAAAGATGTATTCAAGGGAAAAGACCATACTGATAATTTACAGGATTTGATGTATAGCTTGGCTGTAAGGGATCTATTCCCAGAATACGCTAATAGAGTTAGTGAGTTTCTCTTCTTAAAGTTTGACTTAGACTTAAAAGCAAAAAAAACAGGTATTGTCAGGATGGAGCCACTTGATGCTGATGAGTTAGTAGGTTTTGAGTTGCAGCTCACGGAGATACAAAAATATCTCGACAATTTTACAGAGAGAGACGCAAAATACAACTTCGCTGCTCGTAAAGGCTTTCCTTCTGACAGTTCCTTTAGTGGGAAGTTGCTCTGTGGCTTCGCTACCAAAAAGGGGGAACTCAAAAAAGATGGCAATCCAAAATGGCATTGCTCTATGAAATTTGATTTCTTTTATTATGAGGTCTACAACTCAGAAGGGAAAACAGTCAAGTGTTACTTTGAAGAGGATTTCTCTGAAGATCTCATACCTAAAGGCGGGAAATATGAGATCAGATATTATAAGGGTTGCCCAGCACATTGTTCTTGACTCGTAAGTCTAGGCTTGTATAGTTGGGTCATGGTCCCAGTATTCAAATCTACTTTCTCTATAGGGAAAAGTATTCTAACGTTGGATGAGGCTGAGAAGGATGGCGGTCCTGATAGCATCTTATCGATATGCGAAGAGAACAATATTAAGAACCTAGTATTAGTTGAAGACTCTATGACAGGTTTTGTCACTGCTCATAATAGGTGTAAAGAGCGAGGCATAAATCTAGTTTTTGGGCTTAGGATCACATGTTGCAACGATGTAAATGAGGATGATAATTCTGATCATAAAATTGTAATTTTTGCTAACGATGATGATGGATGCCGACTATTATATAGAATCTATTCATATGCTTATACTAGTCATAGCGGGAAAGTGGATTTTAATTTCTTGAATTCATTATGGAGTGATAGTGTCGATCTAGTGATTCCATTTTATGATTCTTTTATATATAATAATAGTATGCATTTAAAAAAATGTGTCCCCAGCTTCTCAAAAATTAGTCCTGTTTTTTGGGTGGAGGATAACTGTTTACCTTTTGATAAATTACTAGCGCGTAAAGTGAAAAAGTTTGCAGATAATATTGGGGCTAAATGTAAAGATGTAAAAAGCATCTTCTATAAAAAAAGGGAAGATGTCGAAGCATTACAAACATATAAGATACTCTGCAATAGGAACTTTGGGAAAGCAGCCACTTTAAGTAGTCCAAATTTAAATCATTTTGGTAGTCAAGAGTTCTGTTTCGAGTCATATTTAGAGAAGAAAGAGGTAGCTAATGGATGAATCATTGTTAAGGTTTGATAAAAACCAAAAATATCTAGTTTTCGATACAGAGACTGAAGGTTTAAACTTGATCAGGTCAAGACCTTGGCAGGTTGCTTGGTTAGTTGTGGAGGGGGGTAAGATCTTGGAGAAGCATGATATGTTTCTGGATTGGCCGAACTTAGATGTGTCAGCGGGTGCAGCTAAGATCACAGGTTTTACTATGAAAGAGTATAACAAGAGAAAAGAAAGCCCTCGTAAGGTCTGGGAGAAGTTTTCTAAGCATCTCTATGATAAGGATACGTTTA